TCATCCACATTCGTCAACATCACGCAATCCCTCCGATATCTCTTACATACCTCCTTTCATTCGGCCCGAGTGCACCGGGCCAATTTTTTAGGAGCAGGATATGACAGACACGGCGAGATACGATAGGGCGTTCAGGGAAGTAGTTGGAATAGAGGGCGGGTACGTCAACGACCCGGACGACCACGGTGGAGAAACCAAGTACGGAATCTCCAAGCGCACCTACCCCAACCTCGACATAGCATCACTCACGCTCGATGATGCCAAGGCGATTTACTGGCGGGATTTCTACCGCGCCCTCAAGCTCAACGAGATCACTGATGAGCAGATAGCCCTAGAGGTATTTGACACGGCGGTAAACTGCGGGAAAACCACCGCAGTACGCATCGCACAGAAAGCCCTTAATTTCCTCGGAGAGCAGATGGATTGCGACGGCAAGATGGGACCGCTTACCATCGAGAAGATCAACAGGTGGTCAGAACGAGATCCTGAATCGCTCCACAAAGCCCTCAACGGTTACCAGTTCGCCCGGTATGCGGCCATTATCGAGGCTGACAAGGTGCAGGGCAAGTTCGGACGTGGGTGGCTCAAGAGGATTCAGGGATACAGGAGGAAAGCATGAACCAGGAAGACCGGCACTTAATCAGGCTGTTCTATCAGTCCATAACCCGGAACGATCAGCGAGGATCTTCGCGGCTCTGGAGATAGCGCAACTCATGGGCGATAAACTTTTAAAACTCACGCCCAAGAAGCAGGAGTTTGTGCGGCAGTATCTCATCGACCTGAACGGCACACAGGCCGCGATACGGGCAGGGTACAGCGAGAAAACCGCCAATGAGCAAGCATCGAGGCTGTTATCCACTGTTAAAATTCAAGAAGCCCTCGTAGAGCTCCGTGAAGAATTAACCAAAAAAGGCAAAATCGCCAGTGTTGACGAGATATTAGAGAGTTACACAAAAAGCCTGCGGTTCGATCCAAGGAAGCTTTACGACGATACCGGCACACCCCTTTCACCTCATGAACTTGACGACGACACCGCAATGGCCCTCGCTGGCGTGGATGTAACGGAGAAGATAATCGAGACGGCAACCAAAGAGGGGTCAAACACCATATCCTTCAGGAATACCAAGTATAAATACCCGGACAAGAAGGGCATCCTGGACAGTCTTGCGAGGATACACGGTCTTTTCAACGACAAACTCAATGTGGGCGGCGACAAAGATGAGCCAATCTGCATCAACATCACCCTCAACCGCTCCTAAAACTCCTGATTTCGACCGGGAGTTGGCCTCCTTCACCTCCCGGCAGATGGAGGCGATACGTCACCTTGACTCCGGCAAGATCAAATTTCTCCTGTACGGCGGCGCATTAGGTGGGGGAAAGTCCTACTTCCTCCGCTGGTACGGTGTTCGCAGGCTCATGGTGCTGTTCATGCACTTCGGGATTAAGCAGGCCGTTGGAATGCTGGCCTGTGAAGATTACCCCTCCCTGAAAGACCGGCAGTTATCGAAGATATCCCGCGAGTTTCCTGCCTGGATGGGCAAGATGCACCAGGATCACAGGGACTATGGCCGGTGCTTCATCCTTCACGAGAAATGGGGAGGCGGGGTGTTGTGCTTCAGGAACCTCGACGACCCGAGCAAGTACGCATCGGCAGAGTTTGCCTTCATTCTTGTGGATGAGCTTACCAAGAACCCCTACGATGTGTTCACCTTCCTCCGCACACGGCTTCGGTGGAAGGGTCTTACGGACGTTGAATGCCAACTCATAGGGGCCACGAACCCCGGCAGCGTGGGCCATGGGTGGGTTAAGCAGTTATGGATGGACAAACTGTTCGGGGATGAGTGGATTTACCCGTTTGATTACCGCTCACAGTTCGCCTATGTGCCGTCCCTGGCCGATGATAACCCGCACCTCGACGCATCCTATTGGGCCATGCTCGAAACCCTGCCCGAGAATCTACGCAAGGCATTCCGTCATGGCGATTGGAACATATTCGTAGGTCAGGCGTTCCCCGAGTTCTCCCGTGAAACCCATGTAATCAAGCCCATCCCGGTCCCAGACAATGCCCCGCTCTACATGACCTATGATTGGGGCTTCGGGAAGCCTTTCAGTATCGGCTGGTGGTGGGTGGACGCAGACGGGAGGATATACCGCTTCGCCGAGTGGTACGGGTGGAACGGTTCGGCTGACACGGGAATGAGGATACCCGATTCGGACGTTGCCATAGGCGTGAAGGAGCGAGAGGAGGCCCTTGGCATAACCGGCAAGAAGATCATTCGCCTGTGCGACCCGACGTGCTTCAATAAAAAGCCCGACTACAAAGGCGGGGGCCAGGGTCCGAGCACCGCCGAAGAGTTTTCCAAGTTCGGCATATTCCTGTCTCCCGGCGACGCAGACCGCAAACTCAAGATTCGCCAGTTCAGGGAGAGGCTGAAGCCGCGCAAAGAGGACGGCGGCAGGCCCATGATGTACGTCTACGACACCTGTACGCAGTTCATCAGGACGATTCCCAACCTCATCATGGATGAGAACAACGTGGAGGATGTGGACACCAAGGGCGAGGATCACCAGTTTGACGAAGCCTGCCACATCTGCATGGCACGGCCCATCTCGATGACTCTCTCTGGCATACGCCCCTCCATGTACGACCGCCGCCTCGACGAGCTTGAGAAAACCCACCGCGACACCTGGGAGGATGCCCTGATCGCTGAAGAGAGGGCAATCCAGAAAGAGCTTGGCCTCGACCCGCTCCCGGCAGAGATGCCCGTGGAGGACCGGGGATGCATGGAACCAATTTCGACCACATGGTGAAAGGAGAAATATAATGTTCATGATCACCCTCTATCCGCACGACATCATGCTCGTTGTTATAGGGATAGCCATCGGCCTTGCCTTGCTCAAGATCGGGCAGGGCAGGCCCATTCTGCCCAAGATACCCACACTCAAAAAGGAAAAGGACAAGCCGGAAGATCACCCATTGGATAACGACCTCTTGCGGTGCCAGTACGACGAGACAGAGGAACAGATGCTCCGTGAGGGCAGAATTGAGACGAGGGCATAATGTATCGAAGCGAATCCTACCTTGCATTCATCAGAACCAAGCCCTGCCTCGTCTGTGGCCGTAGAAGCGTTGCCCATCACGAAAAACTGAAGCAGGGCGGCATGGGGATAAAACCCCCGGACAATCAGGCCGTCCCGCTGTGTGTTGAGTGCCATGAGGACCAGGAGCATGAAGGATCACCTGTATTTTGGGACCGCAGAAATATCGACGTAAAGATGCAGATTATCAAGTTTAACACTGAATACATTGGCATGGTCGAAGGTAAATACGATCTCGGAGAATAGCATGGACCACATCTGCACAAAAGAAGCGGAAATCGCCACGTTGAAGGCGCACCTGGAGACATCGGTTGAAGTCCGAAAGAATCAATACGAAGACCTTAAAGGCGAACTCAAGACCGTTCTCGTCATTCTCCGGGGCGATGGCAACGGGACCAATGGCATCATGACGAGGCTTGGCAAGATCGAGGACATGCTGATGAGTCCTGTTCCTGCGGCACCTGAAGCGACGAAAGAGGCAGAAGATAAGCCCGACAACTGCCTGTACCTCAATGTCGGGAAGATGAGGTTCAAGATCCCCATGTCGAGGGCGGCCCTTAAAATCCTCGGGTGTGGCGCGGTCATAATCCTCATGCTCACCGGACAGATCAACATCAACTCCCCCCTGGCGAAAGACCTGATAGGCGGGATTATCAAGCTGATTGGAGGCTGAAATGCTCGTAAAGTTACTTTGTTGCGTATGCCGTACCCCTCTGGGCCGCATCGACACGGATACCATTCATACCCCGTACACCACGGACCAGTTCAAGCCCTTGAGCGCGGGAGCCATTCAGCCGTTTCCTGATGTACTCTCCTCTCCCCTCGATTGGTGGTGTCCTCAGTGCCTCAAGAGGCCCATCGAAAATGAGCGGGTCTACACTGAGCAGGGGTGGGTGTGGGTGAAGAAGGACGTTGTGCCTGAGATGCCCATGCAGGAGCCCCCGCAGACCGAAGAAGCCAAGCCAACCAGTGCGCCGGAGTTCACCTGCGACATCTGCGGAAAGACCTTCACAAGAAGGATTGCACTCACCGGACACAAGAGGAGCCATAAATGACCGAAGCGAAGTCCACCATCATAAAGAAATCAAGCGCACTCATCCCGCAGGGCGAGGCCGCTGGGCCTGCCGTGTTCGACATCGTGGAGAAGATCATCAAGGACAAGGACGACAAGGGCCTGTCCTACTGGTGGAAGCGGTGCTACGAGCTGGTGAGAAACAAGTTCTGGAAGCAGAGCAGCGACAAGTACGTCCTGACCACGGCCAACCTGATATATACCCACTTCACCAGGGTAGTGAACCAGCTTACCGACCATGAGCCCACGTTCAATGTGGTTCCCATCGGTGACGGGGTGGACGAGCAGGCTATCGACAAGTACGACATCCTGATCAAGGTCATTGACTACTGGTGGAGGGAGACGGAGCAGCAGGACACCTATGACGACACGGTGAGGAATGGCGAGACATACGGGACACCCATCGAGAAGTATGTGTTCAACATGGACCTTGCAGAAGGGCTTGGTGACGTAGAAGTGATCCCGGTTGACCCGTTCCACTTCGGTTTCTGGCCGCTGGATGCGAAGAAGCCCTCGAAGTGTCAGATGATGGTGCATTACCGGCCCATGCAGGTATCCGAGGTCAGAAGGATCTGGGGTGATGCGGCTGACGAGGTGATAGCCGACAAGAAACTGATTGACAAGATGGGTGAGGAGCGCCGGTCTGTCAGTCCGATGGGTGATAAATCCCTTTCGGGCGGGTACTCGGCCACGTTCTCGGCAACCTCGAAGCTGATCACGGGCAGGGGTGGCGCAGGGACACAGCCCGACGATGAGGACGATATCGTGGTTGTGGCCGATGCCTGGATACGGGATTGGACGCAGGATACGCGCAAGGAGAAGGACGGGGACGGGAAGGACATAGAAGTATCTCAGCCCAAGTACAAGGGCGGTATCAGGCGTGTGGTGACGTGCAACTTCGGTAAGGTGATACTTGAGGACAAGGACAACCCCTCCATCAATCCCGAGTTGCCCGACGATCTGGCCCGCAAGACCTTCCTGTACTACAACTTCCCCTTCGGCGTGGGCGCATCCATCAAGGACACCACGACAGTCTACGGCAGGACGATCTTCGAGCAGTTATACCCGCTCCAGGCCGATATCAATGTGACGCTCACGCAGTTGAAGACTCTCAAGGACAAGAGCGCACGGCGAAAGCTCGTCAATCCCCTCACTTCTGGCGTATCGAACGGCCAGTTGACCAATTCGGCGGGCATCATCAACCCCACAAACGTCATGGAGGGCCAGGGCATACAGTGGCTCAACGACCCAGGCATCCCGGCAGACCTCGTTAACCACCTCGAAACGCTCAAAGCCCTGTTCTTCCTCGTCTCAGGCTCGTTCGACATAGATCAGGCCAAGATGGGCGGCTCTAATGTGGTGGCGTACAAGGCAATCAACGCCCTTCTGGAGCGTTCGGCGCAGATCAACCGGGACAGGCAGAGGAATTACGACAAACTCTTGAGAACGAGAGGCCGTGCGTTCCTGTCCCTGGCTCAGAACTGGTACACGGAGGAGCGATTCTTCCCGTTCGAGAAGGACGGCAAGACGTACACGCTCAAGGTCACGGGCAAAGACCTCATTGTCCCGGCGAAACTCATGGTAGTTTCCGGCTCAACCCTCCCCGTGTCCATCGCACAGCGCAGGGAAGAGGCCGTCATGCTCTACGAGAGAGGGCTTATAGACGATATGGAGGCACTGAAGCGTCTCGACTACCCCGACTACATGAACGTGATCAGCCGGAAGCGTCAGGGGGCATATGGTGAGCTTATGAGGCGCTTAGGTATGATCGGCGTACCCGAGCCGATGTTGGCCGCGTTCATGGAACTGGCCTCGATGGATGCTGACAAGTTCAATGCCGAAGCCAAGGCGGGCAAGATACCGCCATTCGCGGCAATCCTTCAGTCAACGGCAGGCGGCGAAGATCCCATGAAGAATATCGAGATGCAGAAGGCACAGGCTGAAGCGGCAGAGATCGGCGCCAAGGCTCAGAAGGCACAGGCTGACGCACAGAAGGCCATTGCTGACGCTGAGAGGGCCGTGAGTGAAGGCAAGAAGGCAGAAGCGGAGATACAACTTATCCTCGAAAAGATGAAGTCTGAGCAGTTCATGAGGATGGTCCAGGCCGAGGGCGTGAAACTGGATTGGAAGAAGATGGAGCAGGAAGCGGCACGGATCGTCAATGAGTTCGAGATGGGCAGGAAAAACCTCGATCACGACAAGGAGATGGAAAGTTTCAGGGCGAAGAGCCAGCAAGGTCCGTATCGGGAGAAGGGATTGAAATCAAATAACACAAAGGAGAAGAGGCCATGAGCGAGACGTTTCTTTCCTATCAGGACATTCTCTCTGTGCCCGATGAGTTGTGTCCCATGATAGCGTTATCAGATAATATACGCTCCCTGTTCTCATGGGGGATTAAGGTTCATTCTCGCGGCAGTTATAATCACGCCATGTGGCTTATTAGGGGCGGCAAATTTGCCACACAGGATGCCACATTTAGGACCGTTCCCGTTACTGACTACCTCAAGAGGCACCGTATCAAGTTGTGGATGAATGAGTCCTGGACACCAGAACAAAGGCTCGCGCTCTTGGTATCCATCCATGAAGACCTTGCGCGCCCTTGGTATAAGCGCCTGTACGACCCCCTAGCCATTCTGGGTCAGGCTATTTATTGCGATTGGATACAAACCCCGGGCCTGGATATTTGCTCTGACAAAGGCAAGTATCTGAAAACAGTTGACCCGTCATATAATCTCAACCACCCGGACCCGGAGGACATTAACCGCTGGCTTGAAGAGAGCGGGAGGTACCGGGTCTACGGGCGATATGTTCCAGACTAAAAAGGAGGAGAGGATGCCCCTGTACTTATATGTGTGCGATTGTGGAGAGAAATTCACTCAGATGTTCCCGATGAACGAGCGCCCCGAATCGGTGCCATGCAAAAACTGCAAGGGGATTGCCAAGTACCGCATATCCGTTTCTTCCGCAGATTGCTTCAGTGAGCGCCCCGCATGGATAGCCTCTGTGGGCGATATCGTTAATCCCAACGGAAGCCACGCAGAGCGGGAGTTCTACGTCAACAGGACGAGGGAGAACTACAGCCGATTCCTTCGGGAGAAGGGCTTGCGGCATGTGGAGCCTGGTGAAAGGCTCGGGAAGAACACGAAGCCCGTTGACCTTGGCAAGATCACCCGTGAGGTCTACGAGCGCCAGCGCGAGAGGAAGAAGATTCACCTGTGAAAGAAAAGGAAGTGACCGTCGAGCTTGAGTACGTGGAGCCCGAGGATTACGACTCCATGTCCCTGCCCGAGTTCAAGGCAAAAATAAACACCACCATCGACCCGGTAAGTATGCAGTTGTTCGCCGATATTATTCAACAGAAGGTCAATACATGCTCTGATTTGTGCAAGCTGTGTCCTTCCGATTGCTCTTTGAAGATCCAGATACGCGATGCATTGAATGAATTGTCAAGGTATGCCCTCAAGGGCGCAATATTGAACGCTGTTTCAGCAGATTGGCTCATGGACGAAATCTCGAATGTGAGCATTTAGGAGAAGAGGTAAAACCATTGAAGATCCTATCCCTGAGTTTCCACGGCTGCATCCGAACGATCAAAGAGTCCATTGCCCTTCGTGACGCGGGAATATCCGTGCGCCACATGGTGCACCACTTCGCCAACGACGACCTGAAAGTATTGCTGTCCGATTGCTGTTTCTACTCCACGGCAGACGACCTGAAGCAATCCCTCGCGTTCATGGACGACATCGACCTCATCCATGTGCACAACGAGCCTACCTGGATCGTATCGGCGGCGAAGGACGCAAGGCCCGACCTGCCCGTGGTGTTCGACGTTCACGACCTCGCGGGCCAGCAGGAGCCTGGAGGGTACAACTATGATTCCCGGTTGATGCATGAGGCTTCGGCCTTCAGGGTAGCGGACGGGTGCATATTCCCCTCTTTCGGGTATCAGGATAAGGTCACGATGGAGTACGGGCTGACCAGACCGAGCATGGTGCTGTTCCCGTACTGTAACCGCGACCTCCTGTTCCTTCAGCCGCTCCCGAGAATCGGCGGCATTGTCTACGAGGGCGGGGTTATCGCCCCCAGACCCACGGCCCACGGCACGATAGACGCTGATATTACCGTCGAATACAGGAACCACCTCGACCTTACGACCTTCCTTACATCGAAGAACATCCCCTTTGCGATCTACGGGATAGGGAAAGCCGCCCACAGGCCCTATACAGCGGCGGGCGCTCTCTGCTTCCCCATGATGCCCTATTTCTCCATGATGCGGCAGATCACCCGGTATGATTGGGGATTCGTCGGAGCGGCCAAGCCGAACCGGGCCATTCAGGACTGTATGCCGAACAAGATGTTTGAGTACCTTATGGCCGGTATCCCTGTCATCGTGTGCAATGCGGAAGAGGCCGGGAGATTCGCGGAAGAGCATGGTGTAGGCATCCACGTCAAGAGCATCGAGGAGATCCCCGAGCGGTACGGAGAGTGGGAAGCCCTCAAGAAGCGGGTGCTCGATATCCGGCATGATCTGGTGATGGAGAACCGGATGGAGGATGTGCTGAGATTCTATGACTCGGTGCAGATCGGGCATGGTGCCAGGAAGCAGAAGGAGTTGCTTGGGCTGGGGGTAAAGCCATGAAAACCGCCTTGATTTCTGGAGGCTGTGGCTTCATCGGCTCCCACATAGCAGAAGCCTTAGTCAAGCAGGGAGTCCGGGTAATCATTATCGACAACATGGCCGCAGGCAAAATGGAGAACGTGCGGGATTGGTGGGACTCAAGCCTTTGCACTCTCCACCATGCCGATGTGAGCCAGTACAGCGCCATAGAGCAGCACTTCCTCGGGGTAGATGTAGTATTCCACAATGCGGCCAGCAAATGCACCGTCTGCACTCAAGACCCCGTGAAAGACCTCATGGTGAACGCTCTCGGCACTCTCAACGTATGCCAAGCGGCTTACAACTGCGGCGTGAAGAAGGTCATTCACGCAAGCACCGGCTCGGTCAACCAGATCAATTCCTACTACGGCAACAGCAAGAACGCCGGGGAGAACTACCTTCGCACGTTCAGGAACTATCATCCCGGCTTCAACTTCACGGCCCTGAGATATCATCATGTATACGGCCCACGGCAGGATTGGAGCGACAAGGGCGGGGTGATACCCATCTTCATACGTCAGGCGCTCACTGGCAAGCCTATCACGGTCTTTGGTGACGGGAATCAGGTGCGTTTCTTTACCCATGTCTACGATGTGGTGAAGGCCAACCTGTTCTGCGCTGAGAACGAGAACACGGACGGAAAGACGTTCAACCTCCTTCAGGATACCGGCTTCAGGATCGGTGATCTTGCGGAGATGGTGCAGGAGATGACCGGGAGGAATGTGGGTGTCGAGCGATTGCCAGAGAAGGCGGGGGATATCCGCAACTTCGTATGTGAGAGGACGGCCATAGAGGAAGAGGGATTCACGTTCGATTGGCCGTTCGAGCGCGGGCTGATGGATACGATCAGGTGGTATGAGAGGCGGCTGAGTGTGGCCGAGAGGAATGTAGCATGACCTACTCCCGCCCCCGTCTCTACCGCTCCATGTACGGCCAGTCCAAATGGCTCCACGAGGTATTACCCGTAAACCTCACCATCGACCTGCATCAGCCGGGACTATTCGACCTGATGGGCTTCCATGAGAACACGCCGTTCCTTGAGGCAAAATGGGTGCCGTACAATGAGACACCGGCCAGGGTGTATCTGCCCGTAACGCAGGGATGCAATGGTTCTACTGTCGAGCTCCTTGCCGACAGGGTTTTCGGAGCATTCAAACTTGCCATACTGACCAAGTGGGACGCTCGGAAGTACCATGTCATGACCTGTTCGAGCGGCTACGATTCCCGCATGATGCTCTGTGCCATGAAGGAACTCATGGCCGATGGCCTTGTGGATGACAACTTCATCCTGTTCGAGGCTGACGGTGAGGCCGACCTCGCCCAGGAATGCATCAACGCTGTGGGCTTGGACAGAAAACTCCAGGTCTACAATAAGGACCAGGACAATCCGAACGAGTACCACGCCCTGTCCTTCGATTTCAAGAACGCATGGATAGCGCTCAATGGCGGCATGGTGACGTACCCGGTCAACCGCTGGTTCACGCCGTTCCTCACCCTTCCGTACAGCCAGAAGAACACGCAGGTATTCACCTACTACGGCGGCAACGAGACTTCCAAGGCGCTCATGATGCGGAATCAGAACATCAACTGGTACTTCTGGTGGCACTATCATCATCAGCTTGCCACGTTCCCGCTCTACGGTGAAATGGTGCATCCGTACTATAACCTCGACCTCCAGACCGTCATGAATGAATACTGGACCGATGAGGCGCTGAAGTACATACAGCCGGGGGATTCCATCGCCAAACTCGTCATACAGGTCAAATTTCCCGAACTCATGGGCATCTACAAGATGGGTACGGGTGATGTGAAGGCGGCGGGGTATAACACGCTGTCGAATAGGCTGTATGAGCAATGCAAGATAGATTACGAGCATTCGTGGTTGTTCAAGCAGGTAGGCCACGGTAATACCTGCCCCACAAACCAGATTGAATACAATCCATGGTGGGGCATGTACGGCATCGCCTCGCTGTGTGACCACCTGATAGAGAGGGGGTATAAGATCAATGTCGTGTGATATCGACGTTCTCATCCTCACCTATTGGGATTGGGCGAACACCGGATACCGCTTCTGGAAGTGCATTCAGATGTTCCCCAAACTCGGATACCTCCCGAAGATCAAGGCGCTCATGTACAAAGGCCAGCCCCACGCCTTCCAGTACCCGGAGCAGGCACCGATATACCACCCGCTCCACGCCCGCAGGCCGATTGCGAATTACCCGATCATCGTGAACGCCCCGGAGATGAAGCACCTTGTGGACCGGGCAAAGGTCGTACATTTCACGGCAGAGACATTCATGGACACGGGCGCTGACCTGTCAGGCAAGTACGTCATAGCGCAGACTTCAGGCTCGACGCTGAGGAACAACCCAAGGGACGTGAGCAGATTCTTCAACCCGATCATCGACAAGACCATAGCCCAGTTCCCGACCCTTCTGAATCTTGGCATGAAGAACGAAGTGCTGATCTACTACCCCGTGGACACCGACTACATCCTGCCCGACTACCGGCGCAGGGATGCCGGTAAGCTCGTCGTGGGGCATTTCCCTTCCACGCCCGAGTCAAAGGGTACTGATATCATCCTGCCCGTTGTGGAGAGGCTTGAGCGCGAAGGGAAGATTATTTACGCCGGGGTGCGGGAGACGAGCAAGGGAGCCATGCCCCAGAGAAATTGGCTCGACCAACTTGATATGTACCGCCAGTGTGACGTGATCATCGAGACGATCAAGCCCGAGTTGAACGGATCGCCCTTCGGAGAGTGGGGCAACACGGCCCTTGAAGCCTCCGCAATGGGCAAGATCGTCATCACGAACAGCCTGAACGTAGACCTGTACCATCGGGAATACGGCGACCTTGCCTTGAGGATAGCGAACGACGCAGGGGCGCTTGAGGATCATCTTGAGCAGGTGATAGCCCTTGAGGACGACGACCTGCTGAGGGAGAAAACGCAGATGAGAGGATGGGTGGAGAGGAATCATTCGATGGAAGCGACAGCAGAAAGGCTTTGGCAGAAGGTCTATAAGGAGGCGCTTGCATGAGAAAAACACTGAACATACTAGGCTACACCATGTTTCAGACGCTCACCATGAACGGGGTGGACCTTTCCCCGCTCATCGAGGGAAAAGGCGCGAAGCATGGCTAAATACCTGCCCCCGCTAGACACCTTCAGAGATTACCATCAGGTGATAGTGATGCTCAATGAATTGGGCCTCCTGTCAATTTTCAAAAAGCTGTCCGATATTGCTTATAACGGCGAACAGAAGTTCGAGTTCGTCTGGAACCAAGGAGGTATACGTTCGGCGATTGAGCGAAGAACCAAAAAACTGAGGTAGCGGCCCTTAACAAGCCCTGCACCATAGGCACGAAGTTAAGCCCGGAGAGATTAAGTTCTCTTCGGGTTTTTTTTATTTCGAAAACAAGGAGTTACATAATGGCAACAGAAGAGACGATAAACAGTTCCACTCCCGCCCCGTCATCGGGAGACGCTTATCCCAGAGATCCTGTCTCTACCATCACGGACACCGCCCCCAAGGAGGCGACAAATCCCGAGGAATCCACGGAGAAAGCACCGGCAGAAGGCACCGAGGCAAAGGCTGACAAGGACGTTCCCGATTCCACGAAGGAACCCGTCAAGGAAACAACGACTGAAGCCGCAGCCGAGGTAACAACGGGCAAGGAAGACGACAAACTGGACCGCTTCGACAAGCATCCTCGCTTCATTGAACTCATCGACAAGGCGAAGAAGGCAGACGAGCGGGCGACACGGGCAGAGACTCAGCTTCAGGAGCTTGCAAAGAAGTTCGACGAACTCAGCAAGCGCATGGACCCCCCCAAGCAGGAGGCGGCAGACATCGACGAAGATGAGCTGGCCGACCTGTTTGACACCAACCCGGCGCTGGCCCTGAAAAAGGTGGCCGAAGTAGCCGAGCAGATGGCGTACCAGAAACTGATCTCCGAGATTTCCGAGCGGGAAACATACGACACCCGCAGGAAGCAACTCGACGATTTCACCGAGCAGTTCCCCGACTTCAAAGAGAAGTGGGACTCCGGCGATCTGGCCCGCATGGTGGACGAGAACCCCATCCACAATCCCATTTCCGCATACCTGCTTACCTACCTCCAGGGTGTTTCTGAGAAGCACCAGGCAGAGATGACCAAGGCCGTCAGTGAAGCGGTCGAGGCCGCACGGAAGGAAGAGCAGGACAAGGCCAGGAAGCAGCTTGAAGAGGCTGAGAAGAACTTCAAGGCCAAGCGGAGCATAAGGGTGGTGGACGATACCCCAGGCGTAACTTCCACAGCCCCCGACAACAAATCAGAACTCAGGGAACTCAGGGGTCACTCACTCATCGAGCGCATAGCGGGCAACCTCTCTGCGCGGAGAGCGGCCAACTAAACCAAAACGGAGGCATTAGGAAATGTCACTTACTTACGCAGAACTCGAATCCATTACCAACGACTACTTCTTGAGCGGCGAGGCGCAGGACATCTATTTCAACGACTCGTTCCTCCTGAACTATTTCCTCAAGCAGAAGAAGGGCCTGTACCGCGTTATCGACGGCGGCAAGCAGATCCGCGTCCCGTTGATGTATGACGGGCAGGAAGCCGGTTTCTACAGCCGGGGAGATTCCCTGTCGTCCGACGACAAGGAAGCCGTTAACACCGCAATATTCACCCTCAAGCACGCATTCGCCAATGCGACCATCTACCGCATCGACGGGCTGGAGAACATGGGCGACTACGCCAAGGTGGAACTTGTCACCTCCCGCACCGCTGGCGCTCAGAAATCCCTCATGCACACCCTGGCCAGTTCTCTCTACGACGCACCCGGCGGCTCGTCCAACAGGCTCACCGGACTCCGCTCCCTGTGCAACGAGACGGCTACCACGGCATACGGCGGCATTGCCGAGGATGACCTTGTGGCCTCCAACGGAACGAAGCCGTGGGAAGGCAAGATGGTATCCACCCCAACGGCGGTCAGCCTGTCCCTCATCACCACGATCCGCAGACTCGCCAAGGTCAACGATGGCCCGCAGGGTAAGCCCAACCTCATCACCACGACCGAGGCTATCTTCGAGGACTTCCTGAACATCCTCCAGGCACAGCAGAGGCTCACCGATGGCAAGGAAACCGCGAAGGCTGGCTTCACCGGGCTGTACTATGCCGGAGCCGATGTGTTCCCGGATGACTTCTGCCCAGCGTCCCATGTGTTCGGCCTGAACACCTCGCACGTTGGTATGGCCGTCCACAAGTCCGGCAACTTCGTCAGGCTCCCGTGGTCATACATCCCCGACAGCGCAGACGACAAGACGATGAAGATTCTGGTTGACCTCAACCTGATCTGCAACAACCGGAAGGCTCATCAGGGGTACTCGAGCGTAAGCTAATAAAAACTCAACGTAAATGGCCGCACTAAACGCCAGGGGGAGGGGCGGCGGTCTACGGACTTCCCCTTAAAAGGAGCATAAAATGGGTCAGATAGGAAATCTCAAGAACAGGGGCTTTTCTCAGAATCTTTACTCTCAGTCGGCAACCCCCAAGGAGATGCTTGGCACCGTCCGGTTCGACCAGTTGGGCCGCAGATGGATCTACTGCAAGGCTGGCGAGGCGCTTTCCAAGGGCAAGGTTGCAGTTGCGAAGAAACTCACCGCTGCATGGGTCAACGAGGCGGGCATTCCGGCCGCTGGCTTGGCGGCTGGCGAAATCTCATTCACCCTCACCGTGACCACCGGCACCGCCATTGACGAGAACGAGTTCCGGGGAGGCGCATTTCAGATCAACGATTCGACCGGCGAAGGCGAACAGTACATCATCGACTCCAACAGCGCCATGGCAAAGAACGGAACCACCGTCACCATCACGCTCGTCGAGCCACTGAGGACCGCACTCACCTCATCGTCCGAGTTCACCCTGTGCCACAGTGTCGGCTACGAGGTCACCCACGAAGCGTCCACCGCATTCCTGCCGGTCTGCATCCCGCCCATCGACGTCACCTCCGGGTACTACTTCTGGGGTCAGCAGAGCGGCCTTGCGCCCGTGCTGATGGATGGCACCCCGGCAATTGGAAGGCTGGTTGGTCCGTCCAACGCGGTTGAAGGTGCGGCTAAGGCACTCGCAACCGCAGGCTTCCCCGCAATCGGCTATGTGTACGAAACCGGTGTGAATACCGAGTACAGCCCCGTCTATCTCGGCATCGGCGGGTAAGGGGGACTCATCATGGCATTCGCTTCCACAGTAAAAGAAAAGGTTTCGCTGGGTAACAAGTGGCTTGCCTATGGCACGTTCACCTGTGACGGCGGCACTACCGGCGGCGACATCAACACCGGCCTCAAGAAGGTCGAGGGGATGTGGTTCACTGGTTCAGGTGCGTCGGCACTCGCTACCCTCGTCAGCGTCAATGAAACTCTCCCCTGTGCGGGAAACGCCGTTACCATCGTCACTACGGCGAATGATACCGGCACTTGGTACGCAATCGGGTGGGGTGCGTAGTTGGCCTCTGAAACAGTATCGCAGTTAAAGGACGAGATCCTGGCGCGTTGTCAGGACTCGTCCGTTTCTCTTTCCCGTGTCATTCGCTACCTGAATGATTGCCAGAAGTACGTCTCGTCCATCGTACAGTTACCCCTCCTCGAAACCACGGGAACGGTCACGACATCGGCAGCGGCCAACTCCGTAGCCATGCCCGCAGACTACCAGCGGAAACTGTACAAGTGCAACACCGCCACGAACAACAGGTGGGTGAAGGTTTTTGAGAGCAAGGCCGACCTGGACCGCAGGTTTTCCGACACCGACCTCGCTGGCAACATCGTGGGCGTGGCCGTGCAGGGCTCATCCCTTCACTACCAGCGCAGGGCCGTTGAAACCCTCACATTGTATTACCTGAAGCAGCCGACCGCTCTGACGGGCCTCTCATCGCAAACAACGTGCATTCCAGAGCCTTTTGTCAGAGGACTCATGGTCAACTTCGCGCTCAAGGAGATTTTTGCGATCAAGGCCATGAGACAGCCCGAGGCGCAGACCTTCCACGATCTGTACACGAACAACTTCAATGAAGAGATGGCGCGGTTGAAAGAACACCTTGGGCCGGAGCGCATACCTCCGATAGACACCCCCGACGAGATGGGGCTTTCCTCCTTATACGACTGATGGGAACGATACTCGCATCTTCGATCATCACCAAGGCGAGGAAGATCCTCAACGACGAGGATTCAGACCTCTACGCATGGGAAGATTCAATCCTCCTGGACTACCTCAATGACGGGCAGAGGGCGATTGTCCTCCTGAAGCCGAACGCATCCATCACGAACGCATCCGTTCAGCTTGTGGCTGGCGTGAAGCAGACTATACCTGCCTCGGGCATAGCCCTCATGAAGATCGGTCACAACATGGGTTCTGCCGGGACCACAAGGGGAAGTCTCATCCGTAACGTGGATATGGAGCAGTACGGGTACATGGAGCCGGATTGGGCAGAGGCGACAGCTACCCCGATCGCCGATGTGTATATGTTCGACCCGGACGACCCGACGCACTTCTACGTCGCGCCTCCACAGCCTGCGACCCCTCACTATGTCGAGATGATCTATTCATCTTCTCCGACGGACATTGCCTCTGAATCAGGTGCGATAACACTCAACGATGTGTACGCGGGTGTTCTCCTGAACTATGTCCTCTACCGCGCCTATGCGACCGAGATAGACCCGCTCTCCACGGGGCTGTCGGACAAATACTACAGACTGTTCGCTCAAGAGCTTGGCCTGAAGGCAGAGGCAGAGCAGGCGAACCCGACGAGGAAACGCTAATGCTTCGATATAAATACAATGTGGCTGTTACCCTTGCGGCAAGCATGACCGACTCGGCTGTAACCATATCACTGACACCGGGAGATGGGGCGCAGTTGCCCGTCATAGCATCAGGAACGGCTGATACGTTCCTCATCACGGTCACGGACAAGAATGGAAACAGGGAAATCATCTCGATATGCCGTAGGGATTCCGGGTCTGACACGCTCTATGTCGGAACGGGAACATCCCACCAGGCGGCTGGGAGTACAGCAGGAAGGGCTCAGGAAGGAACTACCGCTATCGCCGTGACCTATACTGATGATCACGCTATTTCCATGTGTCCCACAGCAGAGCAGTTCGAGGACGCAGTAGGCGGGGCTTGCCCGGTAGGAATGATCACGGCATACGTTCCCGGCTACTTCACCAACGGCTCCAATGCTGGTTTCACTCATCAGATGATTTCTGCCAATACGATTGCGGCGGTAAATGCCTACCTGAATCAATCCGGCTGGTATGTCTGCAATGGCGCGGCCATCAATGACGCTGACAGCCCTATTTTCAACGGAGCAAGCCGATACCTCCCGAATCTGACCGATGACCGATTCCTGATGGGGGACACCGTAGCAGGCGGCACGGGGGGCGCGAACAGCAATAATATAGCCCACACCCATACTACCGGCGATTTCACGCTAACATCAAGCCATATTCCCTCCCACACTCACACATTCACGACAGCGAGTGCTGGGGAGCACACGCACAATGTCGCATACGCGCAGTACGATGTTGACGGCGGCACATACGCGCGCGGTGGTTATTGGGGGGGAGCCACGAACGCAACGAGTTCCAATGGATCGCATACCCATACCGGCACCACGAACAGTACAGGAAGCGGAGGGTCGCACAATCACGGATCAACGGCAAGCGGAGGGAACACGGCTTTAGAAAACAGGCCGCTCTATCTTTCCTGCTTCTATATCATGAAGGTGAAATAATGGAGATTTTATACACCGTGAAGTACAGGCTCCCCGGACAATGGTTCTGGAGGAAGATCAAGAACGTAAAGGGTGATTCCAGCATACCCGAGCTTACGAATACGAATCATCCCTACCGCATCATTCTCAAGGCAGACGGCGGGAGATTTGAAATCCCCTGGACCGCTGAGTTCGTTTTCTCAAAGGAGCGCGAAGCGTCCATAGCTGCAAGCATTCGGAGGGAAGCCGGAAGGTAATGGCCAATGCCTCCCCTCCAATCTACCAGGGCCAGGACGAAGCCGTAAAAAGGTGGTCACAGTCCCTCGCTCAGTATCTCAATGCCACGTTCCTTGATCTGTATAAGATCGCTGGCAGAGCGCCCACGATCAAGACGCTCACCATAACGGCATCGGGAGCAACTCCAATTGGCGGGCTTGGGTTTACACCACGCATGGTTCAGATTATTGCGGGTGATGCATCCATAGATTCTTTTTCCATTGGCTTCGATGACGGGACGAATCACCACAGCACATACTCCTTCCTGAACGGAACGAACATCTCACAGGCCGCATCCTCTTCCTCTCACTCGGCTTATCTGAAGAACAATGCGGCAAGCAATATCCTTGCGGCCTACGTTTCGAGCCTGAACAGCGACGGGTTCATTCTTACGCACACGGTAACCGGAACAATATCAGCCTCGCTCAAACTTCTGGTGTTCCCATGAAGATCACTATAGACAACTTCCAGGGCATAGCGCCGAAGATTTCCCCTGACAAACTCCCTCCCGGCGGGGCGCAGGTAGCGGAAAACTGCTACGTGGGAGGCAAAGACCTCCGGCCCATCAGGAAGCCCCTGCGTACTGCCGG